ACTCCTAATGCTTCAAAGGAATCTAACTGGCCTTCAGCGTGAGCATGAACAAGTTCTGTTCTAGCAAGAGTCATGGCTCGAGTTTTAGATAGGGAGGATATGCTATCCCTCAAGCTCCTTGCAACTTTAATTGCACCGTCGCCGTTGGCCAGTCCCTCAGCTAATGTTCTAGCCATTTTCTGGCTCATCGCTGATGTGATTCCTCGGAGCTCTTCGAAAGTGCGAGTGCTTAGTAATTCAATTTTTGAAAGAGCTTCTGGACCGCCAAAAGATGACCTAAGAAAATCTTCCTTTGATCCATCGTACACTGCTTGAGAAGCTGCTAATGATTCTTTACGAGTATCAGTGTATGCTCGTAACACTCCCTTATTATAAGCAGACTCAACATACTTATCTGACCAACTAGATGTTTTTAACAGTTTATCTTCAAACTGTTGATCCAACCAAATTCTGAAACTCTCAACTTTTTGGGCTGACGTTTTAAACTGCCAAGTTGATACATTGAACGTCGCCTTCTCTGATTCAATTAGCTCAGTTACAGCAGTTCTTACAGCTGCTAATCTTCGCCTTATTTCTGCCATGTATTTTCGACGAAGAGTAGTAGTTCTTGTTGGATCTACATGTCTCATATTGTTTCAATTGATTCTTTGGCATATATGTTTGACGCATCAACTATTGCTTGAGCTTCTTTGTTTGTATACCCTAGTACAATAGTAAGAAATTCCATAGGAGGACAAACTTCATCAACACTACCTTGTACGTATTTTGCTAAGGCCTCTGTCCGCTCCTTACCGACCTTAGCCTTTTCTTCTTTTGAGGGAGAGTACAAATCTGGCCAAGTCACAGTGAACGAATCAACGTGGGGCAATACTCCAATCTCCATCAAACGAACTATAAACGGACGAATAATGCTATGGGTAACATAGCTGTTCTGTCGTTTTGCTATCTTCTTGTACCAAGCCTTTGCATCCTCACTAGCAGCTAATCTAGCTTCCTCACTACCAAGGAATATTCTGTAAGGCACTCCAATAGAAATACACAAAGCCTTTATCTGAGCCATAATGTGACTGGTAGGATCTGACACTTGTGGAGCTAGAGATTTAATAGTTACATTAGATGTTGCTAGATATCGTTTTAATCCCGCAACATAATCGTCCATTTGCTCCTTAATGGCAGAAGTATCAACGTCTCCAGCATCTATATCAGGAGCTGTCTCCATACTGAACCCAGGAAATGCACCAGCCCAGAACATCTCAGCACTGCCTGATAACAGTTTGCGTATATCCAAGAGCCGATTATACACTTTCTGCATTCTAGGAATGCCAAGAACTAACGACGATTGCCGATTATCGGCAATATGAATCACCCTAGAGTAGTGAACAGATTTAGTGCTTTTACTTCCAACTCCATTAGAAGACAAAAATGATAACTGGTACTCTACGGGCAAACCATAACGAGGAGACGTTACATCAACATCTTCTCGCGATACAGTAACACAATCTTGTCCAATAGCTCTAATATATGTCAATTCAGTTGCAGACTCCAAAGGAGTATTTAATGTACCACCATCATTAGTACCTAAAAGCAAAACACCAAATGCCCCAACACCACTTATTTTATCAGCAATGAATAACATTTCAAAAATACTTTTTTCATCTACTAAAGTATTTAAAGCCTTTTCAAACTCAGTTTCTTCTGCATCCTCAGTCTCATAAATCCACGGATCCACAGCCCAGCACTCTTCTGGAAAAATATCAACGACTCGAGCACCAACACCTTCTCTCGCATACATTCTAGCATAGTCAGAGGCAGAAATAGTATTAGGATATCCGCATACTGTATTTAAATCCTTTCCAGGGTTTAAATACTGAGATATCATCTCTCGCCTAATCAGATAAGAGTCATCAGCCATCACCAAGCTCCAGCAGTCTTACGTGACTTTGTTAACATTGAAAATCCACCGCTTAAACTATCTACTTGATCTTTATAAGTAGACATTGGAAAATACCTCAACTCTTCTATAAGATCTTTGTTCCATGTTCCTGGCACCACACTCACATTTCCTCTATTCACTTGCACACTAAACGGATCAGCTCTTGTAGCTTTGTCCCCTGTTGGCCGA